GAGACCTAATTGATAGAATATTTTCTGCCCGTGATCGCCAAAAGAGCTTGGAAATTATCAACGGACATGCTAAAGTATGGGAACGGGTGGTAGGAACTCGTGGGTACACAGGAAAACGAGCAGTCAACGCTCATACTCAGTATAACAATTTATTCAGCGTAGTCGAGGAAGAAGCTACAGATGAACTTGATCAATCTCGACTTGATCAACTTGAGGACAGTGTATAATGTATGAAACTAGAATTCGACACTTAGAGAACCTGCATGCCGATCTAGATAATCGGGTTGATGTTATGGAAAAGAACAATGTTTTCGAAGACCGCCAGCTATCAGAACTTAAGAAACGGCGGCTTGCTGTGCTAGACGAACTACGGTTTCTGCGCCGTCAACAACACGAACATAACCAGCGGGTAGATCTTGGCTCGGAGGACCGGCGATGAATCGAGAAGGACACGAGGACATCAAGTTCTTTACCGGCATCGAAGTTGAAAATACTCCACAGCGAGGCAAGAAAACCTTGTTTGTTGTAGGCGTACAACCGGTAGATGATATTACAGCGCAACTCAGCGCCGGCGATTCTATTCAACATATCTACTTCGGCGCTAATCACAGCTTTCCTAAGCTAGCAATCAATGATGCGGAAAACTGGGAACAATGGGAAGAAATGATTAGTTTCTTCTTGGAGCTTGAGTATACTTGCACACTCGACATTGATGTAAACTGTGTAGAAGGATTGCTTGAAAGCGGCCTAACCGAAAATCATAAATTTATCCCCATGATATCTGTTAAAATTCCCTACATCCAGCAACTGGGATACAATGCAACCGTAAAGATTGATGATTATGACTTTGATGCCACAAACCCCGGTGTATGGTGTCACAGTGTACATGATCTCATGAGGCGGGATTGTTTCACAGACTGGGATGAATATACAAAGGACAAAACACTATGAGCCAAGACCAAAGAGACTCCACCGAACGTATTCGTAAAGCTGCATCCAGGATGATCTGGGTTACCTTTCAAAAAGAAGGTATCCACAAGTATCCGGCAGCATTGACTGACCCGGCCCTGGCTACCGGGGATGAATATGATGTAAGTTTTCTGGGCTACCCGCACCGTCATATCTTTCACTTCCGTGTTTGGATTGATGTGTTCCATGATGACCGGGATATTGAGTTTATTCAGTTCAAAAGATGGTTGGAAAATCTCTACAAAGATGCTATACTAGCGTTGGACTATAAAAGTTGCGAGATGATTGCAGATGACCTATATACTCATATCAGTTTCCGACATCCTAAACGTGCAGTGTGGATTGAGGTATCCGAAGACGGTGAGAACGGATGCCTTGTACGTTACGAAACTCACCAACCTCCTAACCGCTTGAAAATTTAATTAAAATTATGGCTAAAACTGTTTTTGAACCTAACCCCCGTGTCCACCAAATCTTTGATGATTTGGATCAGTACTTGGAATTTTGCCAAGACTTTGGATACATGTACGACGAATCCGATCTTTACAATTGGAAGAGCTACGCTTATCAACAATTCACCAAGAACCAGCAGAACAAAGCTGCCAAGGACATGTGGGTGATTGACGGTCGCAAGCCCGAAGATCGTGTGTTTAGGAAGTATGCCAATGCGTAAGTTGTTTTACATGGGCCTGGAGGCTTATGAGGCTCGATACACACTACAGCTCACTGAGTGGAATCGGCGAGTATTTGATCGCCGCGGACTTGATGTTGTGTACGTGCCTGGATCGGTGATTGACAACACCAAAAGCATCAGTGTGGGCCAGGTGCTGGATGCACACGGTCGCAGCTATTTCTCATTAAGCCAGATGATGAACTTGGTGCAAATGATGCGCAGTGGTGATGTCACAAACGAAGATGTCATCTACTTTGAAGACATGTTTCAATGTGGTATCGAAAGCTTGCCTTACATCCTGGATCAAGTGCCGCTCAACATGCGTCCTCGCATTTATGTTCGATGTCTTGCACAAGCTATTGACCCCGATGATTTTGTTCATGTGTGGGGTATGGCTGGCTGGATGAGCACGTATGAAAAGATGGTTAATGAATTTGTAACCGGTGTGCTTGCTACCAACGAAGAGATGGTTGCTCACATGCGTATTGCCGGGTGGAAGGCTCCGATCTACAACATCAGTGGATTAGCGTTTGGCAAGGAAGAAGTGCTAGAGCGCATTGGTGGTGCTGAGAATATCCAGCCCTTTAAGGATCGGGCAATGAGGGTTGGGTTTGCTGCAAGGTTTGATCAAGAGAAGCAACCAGACTTCTTTATGAATCTAGTACAAGAGTATCAAGAAGCATACCCGCGAGTCAAGTTTGCTATTTTTTCAGGCGGACCACTGCGCAGCAACAATCCTCAATACATCACCCGTGCTAGAGCCATGCAGGAACAAGGGTTTCTCGAGATCCACGAGAACCTTGGCAAGAACGAGTACTATGCACTACTGAATAATACTCGAGTACTGTTTAACTGTGCATTGCAAGACTGGGTTAGCAACACTGTAAGCGAAGCAGACACGCTAGGATGCAATGTACTGTATCCAGCTTATCGCAGTTTCCCTGAAACTTTTGCAAATGATCCAGACCGTTTGTATGTGCCGTGGAGCGAGGATGATGCTTTCAACAAGCTTACTGGCTTGCTGGAAAAACCACATCATAACATGGGCTTGATTTCTGATTGGAACAATGGCACGGTAGATCGCGTTGTGGATATTCTAGAGGACAAAGGCCTAGGCGAACAGTGGCGGCGTGTTGGTCCCAGGTACCGAGATCATGTTGCACATGCCAAGTATCCTGTGGTCAAGATTGAAGCATGATTACTGTAGTAACTGGTGCTGCTGGCTACATAGGTGGTCATATTGCATTACGTCTTAAAGATGCTGGGCACACGGTCGTTGGCATTGATCGGCGACCCTTGCCCGGGCATTTTGACAAAGATGTAATGAGTTTCCTACAGGCCGACTTCGATAGTGATGTTGCTAAACAACAGTTGCTCGATGTACATCCAGATGCCATTATACATTGTGCCGGCACAAGCTTGGTTGGCCCCAGCTTGTCGACTCCGTGTGAGTACTATAATAACAATGTAGTCAAGACCATACATCTGTTGGACTTTATGTTGCAAGCAATACCAAAAACTAAGTTTATCTTTAGTTCATCAGCAGCAGTATACGGGACACCAGTTATGAATCCGTGTTACGAAGTTGATCCACGTGAACCAATTAGTCCATATGGTGAGAGCAAACTTATGGTCGAACAGGTATTGGAAAGTTATCACAAGGCATACGGTCTCGACTATGTTGCTTTTCGATACTTCAATGCCTGCGGCGCAGATATGAGTAGGAGACACGGACAAGAACCCGGGGCTACTCATATTATTGCAAGGGTGCTCGAAAGCATTCGAGATAATAAACCATTTATTTTGAATGGTACAGACTATTCCACAGCTGATGGTAGTTGTGTAAGAGATTATATCCATGTGCAAGACATTGCTGATGCTCATGTGAGTGCAGTATATGATGACATGTCTGCTGGCGTATACAATCTTGGTACAAGCAAGGGTACTAGTAATTTAGAAATTATTAATGCAGCTGAACGCATTACTGGAAAAAAATTACAAGTAGAAACAGGTCCACAACGACCCGGTGATCCAGCTGTGCTTACTGCCGGTGCAAATAAATTTGGCAGGATCTATAAAGGCTGGCAGAAATTTACTCTTGACGATATGATTTCACACGCTTGGTCCTGGTACAGTGTTCGATAAATTATTGCAGTTCGAACGAGAACTAGCTGAGTACACAGGTGCACCTTATGTGGTAGTCACTGACGGGTGCACCCATGCCATTGAACTGGTTATGAGATGGTATCAGGTTGGGCAGTGTGAATTCACTGCCCGCACCTACCTTAGCGTACCGCAATGCTTGGCCAACCTAGGGATCAGATACACACTAACTGCCGAAGCGTGGCAAGGCGAATACCAATTCCATGGTACAAACATCTGGGATTCAGCACGCCGACTTGAACCAGGAATGTACCGTACAGGTCAAGTACAATGCTTGAGTTTCGGGCACAGTAAGCCCATGACTATTGGTAAATGCGGAGCTATCTTGCTTGACGACAAGCCAGCATACTCACAGTTAAGTCGTATGCGCAGCGATGGCCGAGATCTTAGAATTGCTCCTTGGCAAGCTCAATCAACATTCGGCCCAGGATGGCACTATTGTCCGACCCTAGAAGATTGTGAGCGGGGAAGTAACTTGCTTCCGACTATTCAACCACAGTCCCAGCAAGCGGTTTATCCAGACTTGCGGCAAATTAATTTTGTTAGTTGACACTTATCTAAATAACCTGTATAATAGATACATTCCTAACCTTAACCAACAAACACATATGACCCAACTAGATCGCAATCTATCCCAAGTAATCCGTGACCGTATCAATGCAGCCGGAGCCCGCTTTCACAGCAATGACAATATTGCCGAATTTGTCCAAGAAGGTGAGCTCGAAGGCCTTGTCGATGAAGTTGCTGCAAAAATGCAAGGCGTACTTGACTCCTTGGTGATTGATACCGAAAACGACCACAACACACACGACACTGCGCGCCGCGTGGCCAAGATGTTCGTGAAGGAAACGTTTAGCGGTCGCTATCGCCCAGTGCCCAAGATCACTGCTTTCCCTAACATGGGCTATAAGAGCCTGTACACTACAGGGCCTATTTCTATTCGTAGCACCTGTGCACATCACTTTCAAAACATTGTGGGTAGCTGCTGGGTTGGGATTGTTCCCGATACCGAAGTGATTGGGTTGAGCAAGTTCAACCGTTTGGTGCACCATATTTGTGAGCGCCCTCAAATTCAAGAGGAGATGACCACGCAAATTGCCGACGCACTGAAACAATATGCCAAGACTGATAATATTGCTATTGTGGTCAAAGCAGAACATTTCTGTATGACACAGCGTGGAGTGCGGGAACACTCTAGTGATATGACCACAGCAATCATGATGGGTGCATTTGAGAAGGATCCTGCATTGAAGAAAGAATTTTACGACATCTGTTTGAGCATGAAAGGCCACAGCGGTAACTAATCATGAAAACGGTCACTCTTGGTGCGGTCTCTTTTGCAGGAAGTTTTAATTATTACGACTCTCCCAACAGTTGGATGGTTGTAAGTCAACTATACGCTCAAGACATCAATGGTGATGGTGTTGACGAAATTATGTTTGCTGGATTTGAAACTCCAGCAAACACATCAACGTACCATCACACTACTTCGGTGCATATTTTTGGATGGCAAAGTGGTAAGCTGCAAGATATTACCGGCCAGTGGCTCCCGTCCAACAAAGTCGAAGGTGTCGATGACGTAGCGTATGGAGATTTCAATGGTGATCATAAAGTTGATGCAATACTTGCAACCTACACTAATCTAAATTCACCAACTCATACCTATGCACTAATGAATCAAGGTGATCATTTCGATAAAATTGATCTTGGCCAAGCACAGCTACAACACGGCATAACAGTATACGACATTAATCATGATGGGTATGATGATGTTGTTACTACTGGATTTGGGCGATCTAATGGATCAACGACGGTGTACATGGGATCAGTGGCTGGACTAATTTCATATACAATATCAGCACAATCAAAGTATAACACAGGTGGTGCCGGAATTGCACTTGGGGATTTTTTGGGTAATGGAACCACCACTGCGGTAATCACTGACCATCAAACTAGTTTAATACATGCCGCTGCCGACACTATATTGATGCAGTTAAAATTAAATGTATCAAATCATACGTTTGATCTTACACCAATCTCAACCCTACCTGTGCCGCTGTTAGAAAACAGTGCTGTAAACCCAGGAGGACAAAGTCTTGATGCTCGCGCAAAAACTATTGATTTTAACCAGGATAGTTTACTTGATGTAATAGTATTCAGTCGCGCTGGATGGAACGGGACCTCTTGGCCTGAATTGTCGGCGGTGCAATTTCTAAAGAATCTCGGTGGTGGCAAGTTTGACGACGTAACCAGCATGATGTTGGCTGGATATAAAAATGACACCGGTGTAGCATATTCCCCAATTTTTAGTGATTTTAACGACGACGGACTTATAGACATATTCCTAAGTTCGCAAACTTTTTCATCGCCGCATGACTCAACAACATTACTGTTGCAGCAGCTCAATGGGTCATTCCTTGACACCGGTCGTAGTACACTGTCGGCTGCAATTGCCCCCGGCGCTGGCCAAGCTACACTTGCACATGGTCCAGACGGTAAGACATTTCTAGTTACAGAGAAGGTAAGTCAAGCTTCTCCAACCGGGGGACTAGTTAGTATTGTTTCATCGCAAGAGATGACAATTGGAGAAGAATTACCGATCGTTTTAAATCCATACCTAATTAACGGCAAGTGGACTGTGGTTGTTCCAGATCCAGCAAATTGGGCTACAATGGGCGCTGCTGATAGAGATACAATTCGTCCTTATCTAAATCCGCAAAATGCATTTGCTGTACAGTTGGCATTGAATACTGAACAACGTGCCCAAATAGTTGCAGAAAATGCAGCGTGGGTAGCCCAAGGACATACTTTAAGTTTAGTAGGATCATACTATGATGCAACTTACTTTAATAATGACACTTGGAATAACAATGTTCCTACTGCAACTGACTGGGCACAGATGGGCGCAGCTAATCGAGATATAATTCGAGCACTGCTAACTATGCCCAAGGCTCTTGCGATACGCGACCAAGTTACACAAGAACAGTGGTTAACAATTGTTGAAGAAAACACATCGTGGGCACAACAAGGACATACGTTACATGCAGTAGGATCTGCGATCCCAGCCCCCACTCAGTCCCCAACCGGTCTTCATGTTGATAATACAGTTGTTGATTATGTTAATCTAAATACTGATCACACTTATCAGATAGACTCAGGAATACGCCCAACTAACTGTGATTGGGCTTGAGCGGGCTTGTATAATCTAGATGTAGTGTGTATAATAGATAAATTAGCAGGAGAGAACAACATGGCAAAAAAGTATTTTAGTACAAAAACGTACAAGCAAATTGGTCCAGTCGCATACCGGCAATGGAGAGCAGATAGCCACTGCAATCTAATTCACGGATACGCAATGAGCTTCCATTTTGAATTTGAAGCAGACACACTAGATGCTCGTAATTGGGTTACAGATTTTGGTGGGCTAAAGCCCTTAAAGGCCGAACTTGAAAACTGGTTTGATCATACCTTGTTGGTTGCACAGGACGATCCCATGCGCGAGCACTTGCTGGAGCTTGGCAGACTTAAACTGGCAAAGATTACGGAAGTGGAAAAGACCGGATGTGAGGGCCTTGCTGACTTTTTATATGAGTATGTCAACACCATCTTCCTACCAAACTGCGGTAGCGCAGAGGCTGCACGAGTCTGGTGCTGCAAAGTTGAGGTTCGTGAAACTGACAGCAACATGGCCGGTCGGCAAGGGCATCGAGAAGACAACGAGTTTGTTAATTAAAGCACCCACATGAGTTTGGATAACGCATTACCCGGTATCAGTATTCTATTACCCAGCCGAGGACGAACTGAACAACTGAAGCGCAGTGTTGAAAGCTTGATTGATCTTGCGCAAGAGCCAGCCGACATCCAGTGGTGCTTTGGGTTCGATAATGATGACTCGGAAAGTTTTGCATACTTTCAATCCCATGTGCTACCTAAGATTCAGGAATCTGGTGCAAAGTATACCTGTCTCGGCTTCGAACCAATGGGATATGCACGTCTGCACGAATATGTGAACCAACTTGCGCACACCAGCACAGGAAAGTGGATGGTGTTTTGGAATGATGACGCAATAATGCGTACCGCAAAGTGGGACACAACGATCAAAAGTCAAGGTGATCGATTTTGTTTGCAAGCCTTTGAAACACATAAAAAACATCCTTATAGCATTTTCCCTATTGTGCCTCGCAAATGGCTTGAACTGATCGGGCACTTTAGCCAACACCAACTGAACGATGCATGGGTAAGTCAGGTAGCCTGGCTATTAGACATCATGGTTAAAATTGATGTACATGTGGACCACGAACGATACGACCTTACCGGAAAAAACAACGACGCTACCTTCAGAAAGAGAATTGTGTTTGAAGGGAAACCATCAGATCCAAGAGATTTTAATTATGTGACGCGTCGTCAACAACGGTTAACAGAAGCCCAAACAATCGGGAATTATCTCATATCACAGGGATATGATATGAGCTATTGGACGAGTGTGGCACAAGGAAAACAACTGCCCTGGGATCGTATGATAGCTGCAGATGTGAACAAACATCTGTCGACCCCGTCGATGTAATATAAGTACATTATGAAGAAAATTGTCTACGTGACCGGATGCTTGGGGTTTATAGGATCACACGTGACACGGCAATGTTTGGATCGTGGATGGTATGTGATTGGAGTTGATAGTTGTACTTACGCCAGTAATTGTAATTTCATGTCTGAGTTTGAAACGTGGCCCACGTTTAAATTTATCAAATCTGATATCAATGATCTAGACCGATTGGTTGACTGCGACTATGTTATTAACACGGCTGCAGAAACACATGTAGATAACTCCATCATGAGCTCGGAAGTTTTCATCCGCAGCAACATCAACGGGGTGCATCATTTACTGGAACTAATCAAGCAACAACCCAGTCACAAAGCGCCAGTGTTTTTGCAATTTAGTACCGATGAGGTTTATGGAGATATCGAGTCAGGAGCCCATACTGAACAAGATATGTTGCGGCCATCAAATCCATATTCGGCATCAAAGGCGGCTGCTGATATGTTGGTATTGGCCTGGAACAGAACCTATGATATCAAGCATGTTATTGTACGGCCAACCAACAACTATGGCATTGGGCAGTATGTAGAGAAACTGATTCCAAAGTCGATCAAGTATCTTGAACTTGGCAGGAAAATTGATTTGCACGATCATGGTAGACCTGTGCGTACTTGGTTGCATGCCAAAGACACTGCTTGTGCAGTAATATCTATTATCGATGCTGAGTGCACCAATGAGATATTCAATATCAGTGGCAATACCGAATTACCCAATTGCGAAGTAATTAAAAAAATACTACATCTATATTACGGAGTTGATCACAACAGCAATTGGGAAACATTTACCACACCTAGTGTCAGACAAGGCCAGGATGTACGCTATGCAATTGACGACAGCAAATTAAAAAAATTAGGTTGGGCACCAGAGGCCAAGTTCGACCAAGAACTAGAACAAATAGTCGAGCATTATAGGAATAATTTTGTATGGTAAAGAACTATCTAGTATGTTCGGTTCGTCCTATATCAGAAAATTGGATGGGCAATGATAGTTCACAATTATATTTAGACTATCAAGAAATGTATCGTTTAAGACTGGCTAGTTTTGAACACTTTGTAAAAGAACCGTTTGAAACAATATTGTGGACGGATACGGCTACCAACGGCGATACCTGTGCATATCAAAATTGGTTGGACATTAAAGAATTATGGAATCGTGAACCTTGTAACGTATTCTGGGCCGGTGCCGACACACTTATGATTCAGCCTACAGAATTATTTTCAGATAGATTTACTGAATATCGATTGTTCAATTATACTGATCCAAAAAGTTATAGAGATTTTGCACACTATTTTAATGATGATATACAATATTATCCACATACCATGTCAGACGATGTATGGAAACTTGGAGAAGAGTGGTTGACTCAAAGAGAAACCCACCCAGACCGTAATTGGGGTTTTGACCAGCTAAGACACAATGCCATGTTCTGGAACCAAGATATTGATGAGTCCGACATACTGCATCCAGAGATGGCCTATCAAGCAATAAATTTAAGAGTCCTGGCCCAAAATGTAATAGATTGGCATAATGACTGGAACCGTATATCTATAAATCAAGCTCACATATTACATTTTCATGGCAGTCGTGGTAGTCAAGCTGTAATAAACATTATGAGAGAAATGTGCAATCAACTTGCAATTAAAATATGAAACAAATATTAGAAGACATTAAAAAATATATTGATAATAAACAAGCAGACAAAACCTGGGTAGCCGGTAAAGACTTTGTAAACTATGCAGGGCCTCATTTTGACTCTTCGGAGTATGTGGCAGCAGCAGAAGTACTGCTCGACGGCTGGCTTGTTATGGGTAACAAAAGTCTAGAGTTTGAGCGCAAATTTCCAAAAGAGTTTGGGAAGACTCGCGGAGTATTAACCAACTCCGGGAGCAGCGCCAACCTGCTCATGATGACAGCAATGAAGTCCAAGCGCGGATACAACTTCCCGGCAGGAACCAAGGTGCTGATGCCTATTGCAGGATTCCCTACAACGTTGAATCCGACCATTCAAAACAATTTCACACCTGTGTTTTGTGACATTGAAATTGATACTCTGAACATTGACTTGGATCAAGCAGAACAGATTCTTGCAACTGATACAGATATCAAAATTATCACGTTTGCTCATGTGCTAGGCAACCCCCCCAACATGGATCGTGTTATGGACCTGGTCCGCAAGCACTCGCTTGTACTGCTAGAGGACTGCTGTGATGGCTTAGGCACAACATACGACGGTCAACCCTTGGGCAGTTTTGGCGAGATGGCAAGTTGTAGTTTTTATCCGGCACATCACATGACCATGGGCGAAGGTGGCTTTGTAGCCATGAACGACGCCCAGCAAGAAGTCATTGTTCGTTCCTTACGTGAATGGGGTCGTGGATGCTACTGTGTTGGCCCCGATGCCAACAAGTTAAAATGTGGTACTTGTAACAAACGTTTCAACGAGTGGATTCCTGAAATGCCCGGAGAAATATTTGATCACAAGTATGTGTATGACGAGATTGGTTACAATCTAAAACCCATTGAACTACAAGCGGCCATGGGTCTTGAACAAATCAAGAAACTGCCCGAGATACATGCTTTACGTCAACGCAATTACAATCTGTTGTTTGCCATTTACGAAAAGTACGAAGAGTTTTTCCACTTGCCACGTGCTAGAGAACATGCAGATGTAAGTTGGTTTGCGTTTCCTCTTACCATTAGAGCAGGTGCGCCGTTTACACGCATGGACATTGTGGATTATCTTGAAGAAAATCTAATTCAAACCCGTCCCTACTTTGCCGGCAACATCATGTTACAGCCTGCCTACAGCCACTTGATGAATCCTGCAGACGCACGTGACAACTATCCTGTGGCCACACTCACAATGAAAAACACATTCTTCCACGGTTGTAGTCCTGTTATTACACCGGAACAGATTGAGTACATTGGTGAGCAGGTAGATGGGTTTATGAGTTTATTTGGAGTTTAATATGAGAGTATGCGATTGGATAGCAGATTATCTTTATAATTTAGGCATTAAAAATGTCCATGGGCTCATGGGTGGAGGCGCTAGCGGATTAAATGATGGGTTTATTAAGAATGGTAAAATAAACTATATCTGTTATCATAACGAACAAGGTGCTGGGCACAGTGCAGTTGGAGAAGCAAAATTTACTGGCCAATTAGCGGTTGTGAATCCCACCACTGGATGTGCTGGCACTAATTGCACTACTAGTGTATTGGATGCCTGGCAAGATAGTGTTCCTGTTTTATTTTTAAGTGGCAATGTAAAGCTCAATACCTGTAGTGGGTGGATTAATCAAACTCAGGGGATTAATTTGCGCAAATATGGTGTTCAAGAGCATCATATTGTTGATACAGTAAAATCAATTACTAAAATGTCGTACTTTATAACTTCTCCAGATGAAGTTGCCAAAGTTATTCAAGAAGCAATGTATGTTGCTACTACAGGGCGGCCCGGTCCTGTATGGATTGATATTCCAGGTAATATTCAGACTTCGCCTATGCCCGCTGAGTTTGAAACATTTAATATACCAGAACAAACACAGTCACAGGTTGATATAAAATCAGTAATTGATGCATTAGAGCAGAGTCAGCGTCCATTGGTTGTTGCAGGGGATGGCATACGACAATCACGCACAGTGAATTATTTTGTTAGATTTGTTGAAAAGTATCAACTTCCGTTTGTTACTACCTATGGTGGGCGAGATATAACTTCCAATGATTATTCTCTGAATGTTGGTCCTATTGGTGTTCGTGGTAGCCGAGCAGGAAATTTTGCTTTACAAAATGCCGACTTGTTATTGATACTTGGTACCAGTCTTAGTAGCGGTGTCGTGGGCTATGACCCAGCACAGTTTAGTCCATTTAGTTATAAAATTGTTGTTGATTGCGATTCTAATGAGTTAGAAAAAAATATTATACACATGGATCAAAAACATCAACTTGACTTGCAAGATTTTTTTGGAGCGATGCTATGACAAGAACACAATGGATTAAAAGTTGTCAACGTTGGAAAGCAAAATGGCCGATTATACAACAAGAATATCTTCCGCAACCAGAAGATCAGGCACTTAATATCTATGCTGTGTTGCATGCTATTAATCAACATAGCACAGCCAATGATATTCTCATGGGCGATGGCGGCAGTATAGGATACGCAGGCCCTACAGCAATGAATGCCAAGCAAGGACAAAGAATAATTTTAAATCTTGCGCAAGGTGAAATGGGATGGGCATTGCCGGCATCTATAGGTGTATCAATGTCTAGTAATCAACCAGTTATTGCAACCATGGGCGATGGTAGTTTTATGTTAAACATGCAAGAACTTGCCACAGTAAAACAACATAATCTAAACATCAAATATGTTGTTATGAATAACCGGGGTTACCTAAGCATTAAAAATACACAGAACAAATACTTTGGCGGTCGTGTGTATGGCACAAGTTCTGAAACTGGACTTTGGTTTCCTGATTTTGCCAATGTTGCTCAGGCATTTAAAATTGGGTATGCAAAAGTTTCCACTAAAAAAGATCTTGACAATATAAAAGTATTGTTATCGACTCTGGGCCCAATGATTATTGACTGCACTTGTTTATCTGAGCAAGAAATTATGCCTGGACAAGCTCTTAAAAATGGGCATCAAGCAGCATTACATGATATGTATCCGTTTCTAAGTGACAAAGAGATGCAAGAAGAAATTATTAACAAAAAATTGTTAGACCTATGACAAATTCTATGACAAATTCTACATGCAAAACAAACCCAATGTTACAAGACCTAATTGAAGTAAGAGAATCTAGTTACCCTGAACTGGGAACATTATGGTGGCCCAGTTACGATCGAGGAATGTGGGATTACATGCACCAGTATCGCCTGGCACCAGAATTTTTTGATACGTTAATGACGCATGTCACTGGCCACAGTGTCATGGTGCAAGCCGGTGGTAACTGTGGCCAGTATGTACGCCAGTTCAGTAAGAGATTTAGCACGGTATATACATTTGAGCCGGATCCAATAAATTTTTTGTGTTTGACTTTGAACTGCGGTAATAACGTAATAAAAACACAGGCCTGTGTGGGCAATGAAAGAAACTTTGTAAACATAAACAAAGGCAACGACTCTGGCGCCATTCATGTAAGCGGTACGGGTAATGTACCTACAGTAATCATTGATGACCTAAATTTACCGGCCTGTGATTTGATACAGTTAGACATTGAAGGTTACGAATATTTTGCATTGTTGGGAGCTCAACGTACCATTGAAAAATATCATCCTTTGCTCATGTTAGAATGGTGCGAGCCGTGGGCTAGACGATATGGAACTGATGAAAAAATGCGAGATAATTTTTTTAGTGATCTAGGATATTGTCAAATTATAAAACAAGATACTGATATTATTTACAAATACCAACCATGAAAACAGTATTAATTACCGGTGCCAATGGTTTTATTGGCCACTACTTGGTAAAAGAATTTTTACCCAATCATCGTGTGATCTGCATGGTTCGTCCAGGTACCCACAACATGGGCAGACTTCAGGATGTGATCAATCATGTTGAAATAGTCGAGCACGATATTAAAAATCCCTGTGTTGATTTGCCAGCAGTGGACATCATACTACACGCAGGTGCCAATCCCAGTGCAGCCGATAGCTTGAACAATCCTACAGCATCGGTTATGGACAATGTGCTGGGCACACTAAACTTGTTGGAATATGCACGGAATACCGGTGTTGAACGATTTGTGTATTATAGTAGTGCAGAAGTATTTGGCCCTATACCTATCGGTCAAGACAGTCAAGCAACTGATGCCTACAACAGCAATAGTCCTTATGCAGCCAGTAAAGCTGCTGGGGAGGAGTTGTGTGTGTCTTACGCCAACTCGTTTGGTATTGCTGTTAGTATTATTCACATCAACAACACCTTTGGTCCACGTTGCCAAAGCAATCGGTTGCCAGTTATAATCATGCGCCAATTGCTAGCAGGCCAGACCATAAACCTGCACGTGGGCACAGATGGAGTAATTGGCGGCCGGAGATGGCTGTATGCCGGAGATGTAGCCGGCCACACAAGATTTATTCTACAAGTGCAGTCCATACTGTGTGAAAAATGGAACAGTGCCGGAAGTAGATTTATTGATAACCTTGAGTTTGCACAAAAAATAGCCCGCTTGATGGATCTTGAACTGCTATATAAATTAGTTCCGATAGATCGGCCAGGACACGACTTGTGTTACAGCATTGATCCTAGTAAACTATATGATCTAGGGTGGCAAGAATCAGAAGCAATCGATCAACGATTAGCACACACTATTCAGTGGTATCGGGACAATCCCGAATGGCTCAATCGTTGATACTTAACATAAAACAGGAGTTTATATGAGTGATGTTTTCGAAGACCAACGTAAGTTTATGCGAGCATGTGGGCAAACCATCGATACACCCAATGCAGATCAGTTTAAGTTGTACTGTGACTTGATCAAGGAGGAAGTTGCCGAACTGGCTGCTGCTGTTGCCAATAGCGATCGTATTGAACAACTAGATGCCTTGATTGATATCATGGTGGTTACAGCCGGCGCACTGCACAGCATGGGTGTTGATTCGCCGGGCGCCTGGAAGGAAGTAATGCGCAGTAACTTTGCCAAGGTTGATCAACGCACCGGTAAAGTTATTCGTAGAGAAGATGGTAAAATTCTCAAACCCACCAACTGGGAACCTCCCAGGCTCAAGGGTTTTGTGCTTGCGGCATGACAATAACAGTAGCCGGTACAGCCGAAATGTTAGCCAAACAGCTTGTGTAATCTAAATATCTATGTTACACTAGCAATATGAATTCCAAAGAAACTGAAGTAATGAACATTCTTCAAGAAGAATGTGCCGAGGTCATTCAAGCTGTCAGCAAGTGCTCTAGGTTTGGGATTGACAATTGCAAGCCACAAGCACGAGTGACTAACCGGGAACATCTTGAAGAAGAAGCAGGCGACTTGCTTTGCATGCTTCAGTTGATGATGGAGATGGGTGTTCTCAGCGAAAAGAAAGTATATGATGCTGCGCTCCAAAAACGAGCAAAACTGCATAAATGGTCGAATATCTTTACACATGACGTTACAACAGAATGAGCAAACTTAAAATCTCAGAACTATTTTATAGCATCCAGGGCGAGGGACGATACATGGGTGTGCCCAGCGTGTTCTTGCGCACATTTGGCTGCAACTTTACCTGCGACGGCTTTGGTATGCTGCCTGGCGAGAAAAGCCAAGAGCGTATCAAGATTGCTGCTCTAGACAGCTTTGGTCCATACACTAACTACAAAGAACTTCCTCTTGTTAGTACCGGATGTGACAGCTATGCGTCCTGGGATCCTGCATTCAAGCATCTTAGCCCGGTGATTGATACCAAGGACATTGTCAAGAGCATTTGTGAAATGCTACCGCACAAAGAGTGGCGGGAAGAACACTTGGTTATCACAGGTGGAGAACCCTTGTTGGGGTGGCAACGTGCTTATCCAGACCTGTTAAATCATCCGTCAATGCAAGGTCTAAAAGAGCTCACATTTGAAACCAATGGTACTCAACAGTTGACCGGTGAGTTCAAACAATATCTCGAAGATTGGGGTATTGAGAAACGCGGATACAACGCTATTACATTTAGTGTCAGCGCCAAGCTTGGGGTTAGTGGCGAATCAAGAGAAGATGCTATTCTTCCTGAAGTAGTGTGCGAATATGAAAAAGTAGGATACACCTATCTAAAGTTTGTGATTGCGTCCGAAGAGGATGCAGCCGAAGCACTTGAAGTTATAGAAATTTACCGTGCAGCTGGATTTAAAGGGCCTGCTTACCTGATGCCTATTGGCGGGGTAGAAAAGGTGTACGGCATGAACAATCGCAACGTGGCAGCATTTGCAATCAAGCATGGGCTAAGGTATAGCGATCGTCTCCAAGTGACCTTGTTCAAGAACGAGTGGGGCACTTGATGTTTGAATATCTGAAGAAAAAATTTACAAAGCCAGCGGAACCCGAAGCACCGAAGGCTCCGAAGGCCGCTGCTGCGCCAAAGAAGTCTGCCAAGGAACTGGCCACCGAACGCGGAGAACCGTATGTGGCAATCCTTGGGCTGGAGGTTGATCCTGAAAATCTTCATCAGGGCGCATTTGAAATTGACTGGAATGAAAAGTTTGTTGCTAATTTAGTGCGGGCTGGATATCAAATCAAGCGCGAAGACACTGACTCGGAAATTGTGGACCGGTGGTTCCAGAATGTCTGCAGACACGTTGTAATGGAAACCTGGGAGCAGGAACAAGCCATGAACCCGCAACCGTATGTGCGCAGTAGGAATCTAGGTAACGGTCGGCGGGAAGTCAGTTAATCATGCATATCGGGGTGTTTGGAGATAGTTTTGCCGATGCAGATTGTAAACAAGATATTTGGTGGCGTGTGCTAGAACAGCAGTTTGGGCACAAAATTACTTGTCACGGTCGAGGCGGATCCAGCATTGAATACAGTGCAGAGCTACTTGAAAAATATAACAGCCACTATGATTTTATAATTTGGTGTTTGACTCGGCCAGGCCGGCACAGTATCCGGACCAAAGATGGATATCACCACGCCGGTAACATAGCTGGTTCTCCAAAAAAGAAAGAGGAATCTGAACTTGATACTAAAATTAATATTTGTATTGATTACTCTACTCATGTTTATGATCGTGATTCTTCTAATCGTATCTATCAAGCAGCGGCACATGGATTCTTACAGCGGTATCCAAACTTAATGATTATACCTTGCTTTAATCATCCATTGGCTACCGAATTTGATTTATTCTCATTGGGTATTATTGAGATGAAGTATTTCTTCCCTAGCATACCATATCTTAGAGTATTCTCTAAGTACCAAGATACAAGGCCTGCACATTTAACACTAGAGAATAATAAAATACTAGCACAATTGATCAATGATAATCTAAAGCCAGGTATTTTCCAAACTGAGTATAGTAATTTTCCGACCCCAACTGGATCGTTTGAGGGACTATTTAAAATAAACCCATGATATTCAACAAAGTAAAAGAGCTCAAAGAGCAAGGTAAAACAATCGGCATTGTGTTTAGTACGTTTGATATGTTGCACGCCGGGCATATTGCAATGTTAAGCGAAGCCAAGAACTACTGCGACTACTTGATTGCAGGTCTACAAACAGATCCGACCATAGACAGACCAGAAACCAAGAACGTTCCGGTTCAAACCATTGTAGAACGGCAGATTCAGTTGGCTGCTACTCGATATGTTGATGAGGTTGTGGTGTACCAAACAGAAAAAGATCTAGAAGACCTGTTGCTTATCCTGCCCGTGGATGTTAGAATACTGGGCATCGAGTACGCAGCTCGTGACTTTACCGGTAAGACTATATGCACACAACGCAACATCAAAATTATCTACAACGCAAGAGATCATAGTTTTAGCAGCAGCAGTCTAAGAAAGCGGGTAGTAGAATCAGAAAGTTTAAAGAATTGTAAAGGTGCTTAATGATCTTATACGTCAATGGCGATAGCCATGCTGCGGCTGCTGAAGCTGTTAACTGTCATGCATTTGCCGAGGATGATCATCGCTACTTTTACATGGGCCGCGTACCACATCCAGATAACTCGGCAGTCAGCTGGGGCAAAAGATTATCCGATATTATCAAAACCAGTTACAAGTGTGACGCAGAATCCGCCAGTTCAAACACTAGGATACTTCGTACTACACGGCAATGGTTAAAAGATACAGATCTTTCAACTACTGAGGTTTTAGTAGTCATTCAATGGAGCACGTGGGAGCGCGAAGAATGGTCACACAACGGTACCTATTACCAAGTTAACGCATCGGGAATTGATCACGTGCCCGATGAGCTAAAAGAGCAGTACAAAAACTTTGTTGTCGGAGTTGACTGGAAACAGGTAACCGACCAGGCACATCAAACTATTTGGGATTTTCATCTTGAGCTGAATGCATTGGGAGTGAAGCATGTGTTCTCAAACGGAAATAATCACTTTGGCAACATACAGCCGGCGGATCGACGATATTGGGGCAATAGCTATATAGGTCCATATGATCCTGTGTTGACCTACGATCAGTGGCTAAAAAACAACGGTTTCCAAACAGTTGCACCTGATTCTTGGCATTTTGGACAAGAGGCCCATACGGCCTGGAGTCGATATGTGTTACAATACATGATACAACACAAACTGATCACCTAATGAAATATCTCTTGATTGATACTGCAAACATGTTCTTCCGCGCACGTCATGTGGCGTTCCGTGCAAGTGATCCTTGGGAAAAGATCGGCTACGCCCTACACATCACACTGAGTGCAGTGAACAAGGTGGCGCGTAAATTCAACGCCGACCATGTTGTGTTTGCACTCGAGGGGCGCAGCTGGCGCAAGGATGTGTATCTTCCCTACAAGCGCAACCGTGCTGAACTACGGGCTGCTGCTACAGAAAAAGAGCAAGAAGAAGATAAACTGTTCTGGGAAACATTTGATAACTTTACTAAATACTTGAGTGAACAGACCAACTGTTCAGTTATCCGACATGAAAACGCCGAAGCCGATGACATTATTGCACGGTGGATAGCGTTACACCCCCAAGACCAACATTATATTGTCAGCAGCGACACCGACTTTGTTCAATTGCTTGCGCCAAATGTGCAACAGTTCAACGGCATCACCGACGAGCTGCTGACTCTTGAAGGCATTTTTGACGCCAAAAACAAACTCGTAATTGACAAAAAAACCAAGTTACCCAAGACTGTTCCCGAACCCAAATGGCTATTGTTTGAAAAGTGCATGCGTGGAGATTCCAGCGACAATGTGTTTTCGGCCTATCCCGGCGTGCGTGTCAAAGGCACCAAGAACAAAGTAGGGCTGCTCGAGGCATTTGCCGATCGAGAACGTCAAGGCTATGCGTGGAACAATCTCATGTTGCAACGCTGGACTGATCATGAAGGTGCTGAACATCGTGTGCTGGATGACTATGAGCGCAATCTCATGCTGATTGATCTTACTGCACAGCCCGACAACATCAAAGCTGCGGTAGACACAGCAATCAAAACCCAAATTAGACACAGAGATATCGGACAAGTAGGTGCACGGTTCATGAAGTTTTGCGGCAAGTTTGAACTCAATCGTGCATCTGAATCAGCAGAACAATTCGGTCGTTGGCTGAACCAAACATACCCAGGAGTACTTAATAATGATAGTAGCCAAAACAGTAATACCTAATCAGTATTGGATCCTACGGCAAGGTGATACCAAAGTTGGTAACATCGAGGCTGGCCCAGATGGGTTCCAAATCAAAATCAACAACGTTGTACAACAATACAAATCCATCAAGACTCTTAAACAAAAAGTTCAAATTGACTTTGAACCTATCGAGAAGAAAGCTGCGCCTGTAGTTGATAATGAGGTCAATGGATTCCCTACTACCGGACGTCCATACAATGCCATCTATGATGTCAAGCATCAGGTACCTCTCTGGACACGCGAACCCAGGTCCAAGTCTTGGTTTGCTGCCGGATGGTATCGTGTGCGTACCGGCCGCACTTGGCAAGTGGTCCAGAGCCCCAAGTTGATTGTTCTACAACGGTATGAATACAAAGGGCCTTTCCGCAACGAAGCCGAGGCACAGACATGAGTATTCATATCAACAAATTTATCGATAAGATCAAGGCTACCGAAAGTCGTAACCTGCGAGATTTCACAATGTCCATGACTGACGCTAGGGATCTGCATGCCGACATTACCAAACTGCTGTTGGCTGTGCAGGTACTGCAAGAGCGAGTACAGGGCGCTGCTGCGCAAACAACAAACGTTATATCAGTCGAGGTTGAGGGCGGTACCTTTTAGCCAGTGAAATTCGCTCATAAATAAATGTAGGAGTTTATTGATGAGCCGACCCAGACCAACTGTACTTGTTGAAGTAACTAATCGTAGTACATACAAGACCGAGCAAGTATTAGCAGCCGAAGGAGTCTGGGCTGTATTCTTTGACCGCCAGCCCATCAACTTAAAAACCAGTAACCTATTGGTGCAGTACCCGGGTCCCAAGTATAAAAAAGTCAGCTTCCCCAATCAGGGGCATGCTATAAACTTGGCCAAGAAGCTCAATACCCAGTTCAAAACTGACAAGTTTTCAGTAGTGCTGTTGACACAAGGGGAGCAGATATTCCCCAATGAAAAACCGAAAACTTGAAATAGTAAGCAAGCTGATTGACTTGATTCCCGAGGCTCGTCGGGAGACAGCCAACCGGGCCATGGTCACTTGGTGGGCGAACATACGCAGCACTGGTGGCCTCAGACTTACGGATCATGGATACTGTGTGCTGCATGATCTCCTGGAGATTGAATCTTGGTCAGTGGCAATTGAAGACCCACGTAAAACTTTAAACCAGCGGTTCATGTTGGCTCTGGATCAGCGTCTTACTTGGCCTTACTACATAAGTCGAACTCATGTGGTGTTCTTTAGCAGTCGAGACGCTGTTATGGCTACTCTACACGGCGACCTTCGAGCGTGGATTGACCTAGTCGAACCCCGCAATCAATAATCTTTAGTATGTTGCGTCGCAACATAAATAAGTAGAAACCATGAGTTTCTGCATACTTAACAAAGGACACATCATGTTAGCAATCTTAATCAAATTTTTCGATCATTTTTTTTCATCAGCGAGTTATTCAAATGAGCTTGATAGGTTCGTGCTCAGTAAAAAGCCGACCTCGGTAATAGAAATGGAATACTGGGTCAAAGAATACGATCGCAAGATGACTCGCGGCCAAGGCTGGATACTATGAAGACAGTAATCAAGGCCATTTGGGACTTTTTAGCAGCATGGGGAGAGATCCGGGCTGCTCGCCATATAAGCAAGCTGTACTAACTATCATGAAATCCATAACCACCACCATGCTAAATATGCTACAACGGTTGGCTGAAATGTTTCCGGATAGCTCTTATCAAGCACGATTAGATGCATACCTAAATTCCCACGGAATTATCGATTCCATATAAACAGCAGCTGACCCTTTTGACTTTAAGGGCACAGCAAGCATGAGACAATTTCTAATATCGTTAGCGGTAGCGATCATTGCCGCAACAGGCACACCCGGCGCAACAGCCTGGACACAACGTGCTCCACAAGATCCGGAAACTTGTAAGGTTCATGCTCCGTATGGGTTCCCACAGACAACAGGCGTGCAGCCAATTTGCCGGCAAGCCTACTTAGTAGGGTATGATGCAGCAGCCAAGCTGCCTAAATACGTGACATATGAGCTACTTCCACAAAATGCTCTTGGTTGTGTTGCTCGCACTAATGCTTTTGCCACCGATCAATCAGTCGCAGGAGGGGCCACTGCTGCTGACTATGCAGGCACTGGCTACGATAAAGGTCATATGTCACCGGACGGAGATCTATCTTGGGATGTCCAGGTAGAGTTTGAATCATTCTTGATGACCAACATGAGCCCGCAGGCTGGTTCCCTGAATCGTGGCATCTGGAAACTGCTCGAGACCAGCATTCGTGGCTGGGCCGTTCAACGCAATCAAAGCTACACGGTGTACGTAGGTGGGGTGTACGATGCAAAGAATATAAAAATTGGCTCCGGGGTCGTAGTCCCAAATGGGTACTACAAGATCGTAATCAACAATCAAACCAAAGAGATAGCCGGCTGGGCATTCCCA